TTGAGAAAGTGGAGCAAACTCTAAATCTTGTTCCTGCTCTGGAACGAACTCAAGCTCTGGCTCTATAGCCATTGCTTACTGCCTCGCTTGCAGTCGTCCTGGCTTTCCGTTGATGTAGATAAGTTGTCCAGGCTTTACGCCTGCTGCTTTTGCTTCTTGGAGGCTATTAAAATTCTTTGGTGCTTCGGGCTGTGCTGGTGCTGGCTGTGCTTGCGCTGGAGCCTCTGGAGCAACTTGTGGTGCTGCTTGGAGTGGCATAGTTGGGGATTGATAATCTGGAACATTGGTTTCCATCTGGCCAGATTGCCTGTTAAATCCAAGCTCTGCCATCTTGCCTTTGTAAACTCCAGCTTCGGCTTCTATGTCTTTTAGGACATCAGCGCGGGGCTTTGCCCCAATCAATCCAAGTCCAGCCTCCATGGCAAATGTGCGCGTATCGCCCTTCGCAATTTCAATCTCTTGCTTGACCCGCTTCTTCTGTAGCTCTTTTAGCCTATCGCTTAATTCGGCGCGCTGTGTTTCAATGTCTTCATTCTGAAGGTTCTGCTCGTTACTAATTGTTTGTCCAATTCCAGAAAGATACGGAGCAAACGCTGGGTCTTGGCTTAAAGTCGGAAGGTCTTTTAGTTTGCCCTTTACCTTCAACCCGCCCTTTTCAAATGTAAAGTCAACATCTGGCTGTTCCTTGAGTGCCATTGCACGCTCTTCTAAAGCCTGTTTCCTTTGTGCCTCGGCAACAGCCTGCTTATCAATATCGCCTTGGCGAAACATATTCATCAATTCTGGTACATCAATTACTGCCATAAATCTCCTTATATCTTAATTAAGTTTCCAAGACCAGTAGCAATCTGACCGAATTGTTCAGCCCCACTCGGCTGCCTAGAAATCGCACCAACCTGCGCACCGTAGGTGCTTGCTCCGTAATCAGCTTGCGACCTATAAAGCTGGTTAAACGCATTGGTAAGCTGAACTGGAATCTCTGGATTGGTTGTCTGATAGAAGTTCGCAGCCGTAGAAGGCTGTTGGTTGAAGCCACCAGGCAACGCTTGATTGGCTTGGATGTAGCTCTGCATCGCACCCTGTTGTTGGGCTGTACGCGCACCAGCAAGGTTGGCAATCGAAGGTCCGCCACCAATAAAGTTAGCCGCTGCCCCAAGCCTGTTTTGACGCAATGCGTCACGGAACGCTATATCAGCTTTGAGCGCATCACCACTCGATAATCCAGATCCAAGGAAGCTCTGCGCTGCTCCGTAGCGTGCCAGCTTGCGTTGCTCGCCAGCAGCACCAATCTGTGCGGCTTCTTGCACTGCTGGTCCAATTCCAAAGATGTTGCCACGGGCAGTCTGTGCTGCTCTTGCGGCCTGCTCGTATCCACGCCGTTCCTCCGCACCAATGGTCGATCCAAGGCGAAGTTGGTTAAGAGCCTCGTCTTCAATGGTCTGACGGATTTGCTCAGTCTCTGGCGTGGTTGTAGCACCAATTGGCTCAGTTGCCATCTGGCGATATTGCTGACCCAAGCCAACCGCAGTGCGGTAGGAATCTGGATCAATCTGGTAAAGCTGTTGTGAGGCACGTTCTTCGGGTAGCTGTGCAAAGGTGCGGAAGGATGTGATCTCCTTTAACGCCTCTGGGCTATCTGCAGTAATGGGCGTGAAATTCTTTTGCATACCCTGCGCATCAGTAACCGCGCTGGTCACGCTCTTTAAGTCATCGTTGAGTTGCTTGATGAACACCTCAGAAGAGGTGCGCCTAGGGTCACCAGCGGGCAGATCGGCAAGAAGTTTGTTGGCAGAGTTTAGCCTTTCGGTAATTCCAGCAATCTGAGTGTTCCCACGCTCGATTACGCTGTTTAGGCGGGATTGCTTTGAGTTGTTATAATCGTCAACGATCTGCTTGTCGGATACTTGGAAGTTCAACATCGCGCCAAGGTCGGACGATCCGTAGTTACGGCCAGCGGAAAGTTGGGCGAGGGCTTGGTTAAAGGCTGGACCAGCGGGACCAGCGGTTGCGCCAGAAGCAGCCGTGTCACCACCAGTTAAAGCACGGATCTGTTCGGCTAAACTATTGCGGGTATTTTCTTGGCTGGTCACATCGGCCAATCGCTTTTCGTAGGTGTCTTGAAGGTTTTTAAGATTAGCTTGTTGTTTTTTGGAGACTTCGTTTTGAGCCTCAACTATGTTTGTGTATGGGAAACCACCAGCGTTTTCATTGTAATAACGCACATCATTTGTTCCTAGTCGAGGTGATGGATAGGTAGAGATTGTTCCATCTTCATTAACCTTGTATCTTGCTGGATACTTTGATTCCAATTCCGATTGAGCCGTAGGTCTTGCAAGAAGCATATTATTTAGTACCGAGAGTTAGGTCTGGATTGCTGATATTTGTGCCAACTGTACCATAAAAGTCTACTGGCCCTGGCTGGCGGTTCATCGCCACATTCTGCTCAACCGATCCGTATGGGCTAGTTCCATAAAGACGCTCGAACTGGCGGGTCATCTGATCGCCTAATCCACGGTTCAAGGCATACGCTTGGGGGCTAGTCTCATACTGCCTGCGGAGTGATTCTAGGGTGCGCTGCGGTCCGTATTGCCGCTCTAACTGCATTCCCGCCTGCACGCCCGACTGCTGGTCAAGAGCCGATAGCTGGCGTTCCAAGCCGCGCTGGGCTGGTAGGTATTGAATGCGAAGCTTATTCTCTAGCTCAGCCATAGCTGGAGCCTTCTCGATATAGGTATCAATGTTCATGCGGTAGGCCGCCGCATTGGCCTGCGCGACCGCTGCTGGATCGGGAGGGGGAGGCGGTGACGGAATAGAAGGTGATCCACCCATAGTGTTAAACCCCAACCTTTCGCATAAATGTCATATAACAATAACTCCTTGATTTACCAGAACGATTAAAAGTGATCCGCTTGCGAGGACCAAAGCGTTGCCAAAGCAACAACAGCAAGCAATTCAATGATTTAGCACCCTTTGAGGAGATAGTCAAATCAACAAACACATTCTCACCATCTTCGCTATGCACATAATGCTTAGGCTCTTGCCCATCCTTTATGCACCTAGCCAAAGCCACGCCCGCAATACCGTCCTTATCCTCAACAATGCCCACCATCCCCTGCTTCTCGAACCAGCCGTACCACTGCGCCAGATTGGGCCACATGGCCTCTGGAACGTTGCTTTGCTCAATATACTCAATAGCCGTCATATTGTTTGCTGGATCTGGATTGTGTCTGGGTTGGCCGCTGCCGTGATCTGGCGAATAGCCATCTTGTTTGCTGGGGTAGAAATCTTGATGTTAAGCAAACGCCACTTCTCGTACTTGCGCAGGTCGCTTGCCAGCTTCTTTTTTACTGATGTTGGCAGGACTGCTGGAAGCACGAATGGTAGAGTGAGAACCGAACTTGCAATATTGATGTTGGATGCAACGTCAATATCACCAACGTCAATGTCACGCTGGATTGATACAGTAGCATCGGACGAGTATGAATCGTCAAAGATGACCTCGAAATGCGAGCCGTATTTCAGCGAAAACGGATCTCCAAAGTTAAAGTCTTTGGTGCGGACATAAGATTCGTAGTCAGTTCCAGCGTCTTGATAATCGGCAGATGTAGTTCCCGCTGGAGACTTGTACCCAGAGTATTTCTCAATGATTCCGTTGGTCTTCTTAAACATCGCCCTAGAGCCTTCTTGATTAAAGTTCGTAAGCGTGAACTGCATAACCTGCGGAGTCCAAGTCCCCTCGAATGCGCCTAGCGCAGTATTGTAAACTAACAGCGTGTCGTTGTAATCATTCGATCCAGTGGGTATGGCAAGGAAGTAGCGGTTATCGTAGTAGATCGCAGTGGCTACCCTAATAGAGTCGGTATTGATGTCTTGAATCACATCCTTAACAATCTCTGAAATGGGTATGCCAACTGAGCTAAAGTCATCCGCTACAGACCGAACAAGCGATCTGATTCCATTATCGGACAAGAACAGAATGTCGCTGCTTACCTGTACCGCCGTGCCAGTAGCCACGCATCCAGTGTTGTTTGAAATGATCGAGACAATCCAATCTGCCGCAGATGTGGCATCGTTTGGAATGTCAACTTGGAATACCCTGCGCTTCTTGAATACGATGATTCTATTTTTGTAGTAAGGAACAATAGCCGTAATCTGATCTCCGTCATCGCCGTTGACAACGATGCTGTTGGTCAAGTCCCATACCGAAGGATCAAGTATGTCAGATGCGTAAAGCGTGTTTCTATTCGCGCCAGATCCAACAGCAAACAGCCTATTCTCGGTATTTATCAGAAGCCTCAAGTTGGCTGGAGGAGGACTGACTGTGGCGGTAGCCGTAGCACCAGACCCATTCCCAATGATTGTAACGGTGGGCGCAGTAGCGTAACCAGAACCACCAGTAACAACCGTAACGCCAGTAACAGCACCGCCAGCTACCAAGGTAATCAATTCTGGCATCGTACCACCAAGCGTTGGGCCAGTAATAATTGCGGTTGCGCTGGTATATCCAGTACCACCAGTTGTTACTGTGATCGCCCTAACCTTCCCACTCTGCCTCTCAACAGCAGTTCCATCCCAAAAATGTAAATCGCTGTCCGAATCGGATAGAAACATCTTGTCAACAAACTGTGCAAAAGATACCTCGATGTCTTCGGCCACGCTGTATCCGTCACGCCATTGGCTTGTGGCTGCCGTCCAAACTATGTTTGTAGCACCCCATGTTAAGTACGGAGTATGAGGGGTTGCGCTTCCGCTTGATTCAATGCTATAAAATGTACCGCCAGTAACGGTCAATAATTGCTGGTATGCGGATGTCTCGTAGTAGCGCATGCCGCCAACGGATGTTACTGCGCTGGTTGCACCAGTAGCGAAGCTTGTTGCCCCAACGCGAGTCTCAAGATTACCCTTTGGCGAAAGGGTCATGTTGTACAACTCTTGTACTTGATTTTCTGCTAGAAGATCAGATTGCAGACCGCTGGCTTGACCACCCGTAAAATTACGGATTCCGTCAAACGATAGAACATCGTCCAGATTATCCGAGTAGTAAGGCATAGTGCCTCCTTTAAGCCGAGAACATCTCTTCTATGGTTAACTCGCCAAGACTCTGTGGTGTGATCTGCTTGATTCCGCCAACCTGGCTCAACTCGTAGTTAGCCATAGCCGCAAGGTCGGAATTAGCAGTCTGCGTGATAGCCTGCGCCTTGGCATACTGCCGTTCGCGCTCAAGCGCGTCAGAGTGGGTCAAGGCAAGAACCAAGTGATGAACGTGAGGCAAGCGAAGCTCGTCATCCAGGGCGGCTTGGGATGGAGGAAAGTCAACAATGATGTTTGTGCGGGTAAGACATTTTAGCTTCTCAACCACACGCAATGGGATTGTGCCAGATGTAGCAAGCCTTGGGTAAAGGTTTAGTTCTGCAACACCACTGCTGTTTCTGCCCGTAAAATGGTAGGTATCTGGATCGCCAGTACGCGCATCGTCAAGCAAGCCTGGGTCTTGGCTTACAATCGTTGCCAAATCAATCGGGTCAACCTCGGCATCGTTGTAAGCAACCGATAGAGGAGTCTCGACATTCGTGCCTAGCGTGATCTGCCTATTTGTGCCAACCGAGTAGGTCGAATTGGTTACAGTCTCACGCCAAGGGGCAAAGTCCCATACTCGGCGGTAAGCCAAGCTTGCGGCTTTCTGCAAGAAGGTAAGCGTATCCGAGTCGGTCTTGCCAACCTTCTCGCCTGCGTATTGGGCGATTTCAGTTAGGGTCATTTAGATGTTTGTTTCGTCTTGCGGAATAGGTTCGTCAGCAGGAAGCGGAGTGTTGCCTTCGGCAAGCCATTTCAAGTATTCCTCGTAGCCTGTATTCCCAAGAACAAGAGGAATACAAGAGTTGTCTGATAGCCTCCGAATACAGTATTGATTCTCTATTTTATACATAGACTATAACTCCGAATTAAATGATAATTTTCCATCCGAAGTTGCGGCTGCAATCCAAGAAGCAAATCCAACGCTTGCGTTTGCTCCCATTGTTATTCCAGTACCTCTTGGCGATGACATTCCGCTTATTGCTGGAAGCGATGTGCAAGCAACGGTTGTGCTATTTACTACAGTATAATAAGCAGCTGTAGTACCAGCAACTCCTAGCTCTGGGGCTGTCCTCATATTAACTGGATGATAAACATTTCCCAATGCATTTCCGTTTGTCTGTTGTCCTGCGTTAATAACAAAAGCATTTGTTGCGCCACTTGGTAGTTCGTAATAATACCTCTGACACAACGCTAACTCCGTCCCAATCGGCCTGCGCTCAAATTCGGTTGCGGTTGAGCCTGCTTCGAGTTGGACATTGTCAATCGTCCAAGTTCCGCTGGTTTGCGCTCCAACTGTAAATACAATTTCAATTCCAGTAGTAGCTGCTGAAGGAACTGAGATTTGTGCGCTGTAAGTAGTCAGCGTGGATGTAACCGTAAATGTTCCAGTAGCAATCTGAGTGCGGGTTGGGCTGGCAAGTGTTCCAAAAGCATCAGCAGTTGTTGCATAAAATGCAGTCCAGGTAACTGTTGTCAGCAAGCTATTGGCAAGCTGAACGGATAGAGTTGCTGTTGATCCAGCAAGATCAGTTGTATTGGTTGCCTCAAGTCTAGTTCCAAATCCAATAGCCGTAACAGATGCCGCGCCAGTAAACCTATAGGCAAACTCGTTTGGCGCAGTTCCAGCTACCCTCTGACCAGTTGCATTAGCACCAGTGCAGTAGCCATAGAAACGATCTACTGAGTAGGCCAGAGCAGCAGCAGCAGTAAATGTCTGACTCGACCCAGCATTTCTCTGATCAATCCGCATATCACCATTGATGATGCGGTTGCGGAAGCCAACAGCAGGACGAGTGTTCTGCGTTGAGCCGTCGTTGAAGGTGATTCCACTTGTTGCGTTAAATGTAATTGGCATAACTATCCTTCGTACATGATGTTGACTGTTCCAAAATCAAATGCGTCTGTTCCGTTTACGGTTGTTACCCTTACCATGTCTAATGTTCCGCTGAGTGGAACTGATCCAGAAAGGTATGACATGCGACCTGTATTGGAAAGCCCAGTCATTCCAGTAAATGACCATGTGCCACCAGTTACATTTGTAAATGTAACATTGCCATGTTTTCTGTCTCCATCTGCTGCTGAATTTGAAAAATCAACTCCAGAGCTAAATGTGGAAACATCTACAGCACCAGTAATTGCCGCTAGGCATGATCCCAAATAACCAGTAGTTGTCGCTACTCCGCCAACTCCAAGTTGCATTCTTAAAAAACTTGCTCCATTTGTTGACACATTTGAAAGCATTACAGTAATCTTTTTCACCCAACTCGGAATACCAGTAAAATCAATTGCCGTTCCGCTGGTAGAGGCTTGAGCAGTAGCAGAAGTAATAGTTCCACCATTAACAGTTGAGCTAGTAATCGTAGCCCCAGAAAATGTTGATCCAGTAATAACTCCACTTGCATTAACTGAAAGAATATCAGCCGTAGTCGCACCGCTATTGCCTCTCGCCAGCTTAATCGTGCCATCGGGTGAGGATGGGACGGAGAGGGTGAAGTTGTTTGTGGCTGTTGCAGACTGGCCGATTTGAACTGAGTTGGCTTTTAGAAGGCTCACGACTCAACCTCCCATGCCTCAAATTGAGCAATACTTACTCCACCATATCTTCTGGTTCCAGACCCGTTTGCGTTAATGTATATTGTTGGACTATCCGCACCAATTCTAATCCTATATGTTCTTGCCGTAGTTCCTCCAGATGCTTCACTATATGAAGCCACAAAATTAAGGCCATAATTGTTTGCGATCCAATAATGAAGCTGTGTTGCGTAAATTGCATTAGCTGTTGAATCCTTGAAAATTGCGGCAGTTGCGGAATTTGTTACACCCGCGCTTGCACTTCCGCTGGCATCAAATTTCAAGTATATTGTTGATGTTGCAGATAATGGTGTAATTGTAACCGTAAGAACCTCATTACCCTCAGTAATCTGTGGAATAGTGTCATCCCATGGAATAGTCGTGTTGCAAGTAACAACAGATGCCGTTGTAGCCCTGACAACCTGAAGCAATTTAATCCCAATCCCGCTTGCCAGTTTTGCTGATGTAACAGAATTTGCCGCCAAATCATCAGTCGTAATGCAACTGTCAGGCAATCCTCCTGCGGAGATTCCAGTGATCGTGCCTGTGCCGTTAATTGAGATAGGCATATTAAACTACTGTCCAAACGCTTCCGTCTTGAACTGTCACAGTGCCAGTGCCAATTGTGATCGGTCCTGCGGATACAGCGTTTTTGTTGGTTGAGATTGTATATGATGTAGTCACGGTTGTATCGTTCTCCCAAAAGATTTTATCTGTCCCGCCACCCTTCGCACCAGCAGCGGCTGCGACAGTTGACATTGTAGTAACTCTTCCCTTGGAGTCAACTGAGATGATCGGTACGGATTCAGTACCACCATAAGTACCAAGCGTAACGCCACTTGTACCTAGAGTACCAGTTCCGCTACTGATCGTGAAATCACCAGCCAGGGTTGTCGTGAAATTGGAGATTGTGCCAAGCGTGCTTGCAACCCTTCCGCTGTACGTTCCAGATGTGATCGTTGCAGTGCTGATTGTCGATGTCGAAATTACAGCCGTTCCAATGGTCGCTGTGCTGGCTGTAACATTGCCAGATAGATTGAGATTGAGATAAGTTCCGAAAGTAAACGCATCTTCAACAAGATTCTGAACTGTTACCTTCCGTGGGGCTAGTGAAGAGTCAACGCTGTCTGGTGCGATGAGCAAAAGATCAGCCGTGCCAATCGTTGTAATCTCCTGCTGATTCTTAATGATCGCAGAGTTGACAAGCGCGGTATCAATTAGGTTATGCAGGCCAGCCGCAGTAACCGTACCATTGGTGGAAAAAGTCTGCTGACGATTGATTATGTTTGCCATATTAAGCTGTAAACCTCAGTGCTGTTGCGAAGATTGTTCCTGCTGGAACTGTGCCAGTTGTTTGGGTGGAATTAAAGATTGTAAAGCGTAGCACGCCTGCCGCCTCCACTCTAAAGTCTTGCAGTAACCCAGCAGGCGTTGCTCCAGTTGTAGATCCAATTGAATTTATATTGCCAATTACCATGTCTCCGAGAGCAACTCCAGACGCTGCAAGCGTACCAGTGCTTACATTCGATCCTGTTGTTATGTGGTCAATATCAAGCACTGTACCGCCAGTATATGCTGCGGTTGCAAATGTTACCGCAGTTAGCTTCGGGCCACTCGCCCCCACTTGGAGCGTGCCAGTAGTTCCTAATCCAGTATTATTAATGGTCGTGGATGCAATCGTGCCAATTGTTGCCGTACCAGTAGAAGCCGTAATATTAGTTCCAAATGTGGCTGGGCCAGATGCGAACAAAGTTCCAATTGTAGCCGTACCAGTAGATGCTGTGATGTTTGATCCGAAGGTAACAGCACCAGTAAGGATAGACGCGCCATCAACCGAGAAAGAACCAGTGCTGCTTACGCCAGTAGTCGAAAGGGATAACGCAGAAGATGTATCATCTCCATCGGTAACAACCTGCAACGCGCCACTAAGCCCACCAGTAGTGAACGTCTTGAGAAGCTGTGCAAAGCTACTACTAATGGTCTGTGTTCCAAGTGTGGGCATTTAGTCTCCTAGTTAGAAAGGCGGTTTTTGAGGACATCCCAGGCCATTGAGCAAGCAAGCCCTATTAGCCCAGCTACAGCCAGAACCTTGGTCCGAAGGTGTTCCAGCGCACCCAATCTATTAGCAACATCCCCGTGAAAAGCAAGTGACTTTTCGATCATTGAGTATAGGGTCATTTGACGCTCCTCCATTCGGACTAGAGCGATTGCCACGTTCTGCACCTTCTCGCGCAGATCAGCTACTTCATCAAGACTCATAGCTGCGAACCTCTAGGTACTTTAACGCTACAGCCAGATGGACAACGGCATCCACAATCTCGTCCCGATCTCTGCCTTCCTCGACAATCCGCTTGATGCTTCTGTTGACAGATAGGAGATGCTTTACCTTCCCAATGTATTTTGTCTCCTTGACCATGTTGTTGTTTTCCACGGCAAACTTTAACGCCTCCTTGAAACAAGCGTATTCCTTCCCCGTCATTAAGAAACGCAAACTCAAATTGGTCAGCCACATGGCGATGCGTTTCATTTGACATTACCAGCATCTTCCGCAGCTCCCATATCCGAATACCGCGGAAGCTGTGTGTCGGTTTCCGTGTGCCTTGGCGAGCAGGAGCAGAGCAATAGGGTGAGGAGGAGGAGGGGCATTTTAGGCAACCACTAAGCCAAGGAAAGGGCATTTGCTGTACCAAGCGTTTCCGCCAGAAGTTTGAGATGCAATTCCAACATTTGCTAACTGATTTGTTGGAAGCCCAGCGGTTAACAGCGCAGCGTGACCCGAATTTCCGTTTGATAAATATGATGGGCTTGCAACATTGTCGTAAGCGTATACCCCATTACCACCAGCATATTGGGCAAAGGCTCCAGTTTTTTCTCCAAATAAAATACTCGTAACCATAGATGTGCTTTCGCTTCCCTGCAAAATTGTCGCCAACGAGGTGTTGTTGCTTAGACGAGATCCACCAATTCCTGCCCAACACATTCCTGCTGGAAGAGTCACATTAGAATCAAAGTTTGTTATTACATTTGATGTTGATGGAAGTATGGCACAATCCGCTAGTTTATTAAGTGGCAAAAGGTTGCTTTTGTCGTAGTCATAAATTGAACAACCAATAAACTCTCTTGCGGTAATTGTTCCAGATGCAGAACCAGTCCCAGCCGTAACAGCAAAAGTGAATGTGTCCGCTGTTGGTGCGGTTAAAACTAATTTTGTACCATTGTAAATTGATGGCGTAGCCCCAGCGATTCTTATTCTATCCCCAGCTACAAATCCGTGAGCCGTTGAAGTTGCCGTTGCAGTTCCTCCGCTTTCAGTAATTGATGTAAGGGTTTTTGTGGTTGCTGTGTTTGCCGTAAACCGCAATGAAGTTCCACTAATAGTCGTTGGTTTTGGAATAAAAAATCTCCAAAAGAATATGGCTCTTGTTCCAAATCCAATAGCACCAGTTGAATCAAATCTTCCGTTTGTTACTGGCAGAATACATAGAGAGCCACTTCCACTGTAAAAAGATGAATTTATGTATCCAATCTGATCTGGATTCCCATACATCCCAGTAGATTGGAGCGTGGCTTTAGTAAGAGGCATCGCCTACTCCTAGCTGAGTTGCGTCACTTCAGCAGTTCCAGCCGTTGCAAAGATACCGCCAATCAAACCAGTGTAGTTAAATGGAACTTCGTAGTAATCTCCAGCACTTAGCCTTGTTGTGAAAACAGACGTGCTTGCTGTTGCTGTGCCTAATAGAACGTGGAGGTTGCCTGGGCCGCTATTGAAAATTGTGCATCCCAGCCTGCCAGTGCTTGCCGTTGCAATCGTGCCGTAGCTGGTGGATGTGAAGTCAGTCGGACCAGTTCCGCCAGTTGTGGCGTTTGGAATCCTAACGCCATCGGCAACGTCCGCTTGGAGCGTAGTAACCAACGCCTCAAGTTCGGTTAGGTTGGCATTGATAGAAAGTCCAGTACCGCCAGAAAGCGGTCCTAAACTCTCAATAATCGTGTTCCACTGGCGGCCCATTTTAGGACTCCTTAATCTTTGCGATTATAGATTGCCATCGCACCGCCAGTTAAAGCAACCTGGTCGATGTCACCGTAAACGGTCACACCAGCAGCGTAGGTTGCGGCGGTTGTAGCACCACTGATAACGAGGGTAGCTGTGGATAATGTAAGAGCAGTTACCGCATCGTAGCTTCCAGTATTCGTGGAAGCTGACGATGCAATAATTGTCCCACCATTACCAAGCGTAAGGCGAGATAAGAGTCGCATACAATTAGCTGTGCAATGCGATTCTGTAAGACGTGCCGTTAAGAGTCACGTTCAAGGACGCAGGGGCGGTTGCAACTGTGTTGACCGTACCACCACTGGAGCTTACCGTAAACTCAATTACGTTCTCGAAGGGCGTGCTGACAATTCTGACAGTCTTATTCTTAGCCTTAATTGGGCTACGAAATAATTCATTACTCATATTTTTTTCTCCTTAAAGTTTCACGTTTGATGCTATCTGGCGTGAACTTACTTTTGAATCTACTGCCAAGCTTTTGTTCTTGGCGATAGTACCCCTTCATCAAGTTGGTTTGATTGACTCCTAGCGGGTTGTCGAGGGGTTCGCCAACCCCCACTAGGGACAATCTTTGTGGTACGGTGAATCGTTTAAGGTAACGAGGGACAGAATCCCTTTCGGCTACAGCCTTCTCCAGTTCGACAACTTTCCCATTTCTGGTGTCCTCGTACTGGTAGATAGGCATTAGCTATAGTTTTCCTTGTCCGACTCCTCGGCCATCTTCATCATGCGGTCTTCTTCGGACTCTTCGGGTGCTGCGGATTCTTCTTCAGATGCTTCAGCCATAGCGTTGTTTACACGCACCATAGCCACACCACCTTCGATTTTCTCCACTACACCTTCCAGTTCCACCATGTCTCCAGCTTCTGGTGTGGCGTTTTCTTCGCCTTCACCTAGCTCGAACATAGAGATCGGCAATTTAACCAATCCTTCTTTCATAGCTGGTTTCTCCTTGGTGGAAGAGGCTGGGGAGGTTTTACCCTCCCCAGCTTTCCGAGGACCCATACCAATAACTAGCATGGTTCCCATTTAATTATTAGCTGTA